GAAATACCACACGACAAGCTCAAGGCGATCATCGACGCAGCCGAGGGGGAGCAAGCGGCCCGCGACAAGGCACATGCTGATAAAAGGGCAGCACAAGAGGCCAAAGCATTCGACCAAGCACGGGTGACAGGTGAAAAAACAGAAATCCGGCGCTGGTCCTCTCCATGCGACAGCAAGCATGAGGAGTGCAGTACCGATATCGTGGTAGAGTATGCCCATCCGGATGGAACCAAATCAAAGAAGAGGTTCCACACATATTAGTGTTGCTCATATGCGTCTATGAGGTTATCTAGCCAGTGTTGGATCTGGCCAGAGAGATTGATCTTGGGATGCTCTTTGATCCACACATCCTGGTCTTGCCGGATGGTAATGGTTTTCTTCACGAAAACCATTTCAAGCCTCCTGGGTGTAGACGCGGGCGACCATTTTGCCCTCGACCGTGACCAGCATCACATACTCGTTCTCTACCGCCTCGGGTTCTTCGCACAGATCGAAGTCACCGAATTCTGCACCAGGGAAACGCTTCTCCAGACCGAAGCGCGCGCCCGGTTCGGAAGTCTCGATATACCACTCAGAAGGATCACTATCCTCGATGGTGACCAGATAGACGTACAGTGGATGGTCGAAGAGGGCCTGAAGCCCTTCCTCGCATATCCATTCCTCTGGTGCTTCGTTCACTGCCATGAAACGATGCCAGATATCTATGAGCGTGGTTTCCTCATACTCCTGCATGTCGAAGTTGTCCCGGCATTCTTCACAGGTTTCATAGTGTGCGGCTATGATCTCTAGCAGCCTCTCACCACCGGATGATATGTCGCTGTTCTGCCACTGTTCGCCTCTACATTCACGAACTTGATATATTAGTTCATTCGCGTTCATCACATTTCACCAATACATACTAGTACGTATTAGTATATATATCTATCGGTGTTCTCATGATTAACAAAGGTATCGATTTCGGAGACATCCACGTTCCCCGATTAGAAGGTAATTCTATGGATGAAGAAGAATATATAGAAGACGAGGAGCTGGAGAAAGGCTCCGATTTAGATCGCGTTCGCGCCATACTGGCCAGTGAAGGCGAAGGCATAGATGAAATCGACCAGCTGATCGAGATGGCCACTGACCCACAGCTCAAAGAAATGGCCGAAGCCATCAAACAAGACGAATCCAAGCACAAGGCAGCACTTGAGCAGTGGCTTGAGATGCAGGACGAGGCCGACGCTGATCCCGAGGACGAAGGCGAAGAAGAGCAGATCGAGGCCGATGCTGACCCAGACGACGGCATATCTGAAGAGGATCTTTTCGGTGATGAAACCGAGCCCGAAGAAGAGGCTACCAGTGACCTCATAGACGACATCCGGGAAGTCCTGGCAGAGCACGAGGCCGAGAAGGCCGAGGACGAAGAGCCTGAAGAGGACGAAGACGAGGATGAAGACCTCCCCGAGTTCCTGAAGGAAGATGATGAGGATGAGGAAGACGAGGACGAAGTAAGCAAGGTCATGAAGTCCTACCGGGTGCCTATCATCGTCGCCAAGGGCAGCGATCAGCAGATCGTTTATGGAGTCGTCAGCGAGCCCAATGTCATAGACCTGCAGGGTGACCGCCTGAGCGAGTCCGAGATCAGGAAGGCATGTCACAAGTTCATGCAGACCAGCCAGAGGATCGGCAAGGAGCACTCCGGGCCCGCCAAAGCCAGTATCATCGAGAGCTATATCGCCCCAACCAACTTCAAGTGCAACGGCCAAAAGGTCAGAAAAGGAAGCTGGGTAATGGCGGTAAAGATCCACGACCCCTCTCTCTGGCAGGCCGTGAAGAAAGGCGAGATAACCGGCTTCTCCATCGCAGGGACCGGCACCCGCACCCCCTTCTGAAATCTTTTCTTGATGACCCGAGGTGATTCTAATTGCCAAACGAACTTACGGATTTAGAACTGGATGAGGTTTCCCTAGTCGGTAAAGCGGCTAATGGGAAGCGTTTCTTATTATATAAATCAGCTAATGGAAGTGTACCGATGACAAAGACCAAGCCCGCTAGGGCTGACAAGGCCGGAGCTAGGGCTCTGGTCAGCAAGGCTGAGCTGCTGGATATCGTCCAGAAAGCAGTCGAACCGATCCGCAAGGAGAACGAGGAGCTGCGCTCTATCCTCCGCAAGAAGGAGTATGAGCAGATAGCCAAGTCCGATTTCTCCGGCCTGGGAACTCCTGAAGAGGGTGCTGAGATCCTGAAGAGCCTGGAGGCTCTGCCGACTGAGGCCCGCAAGACTATCTTGAAGACCCTCAAGCAGGCCAGCGTAATGAAGGCCGAGGCCGGAAAGCTGCTCTATCACCCGATGGGTAGCGACAGGCCCGCACCTGGGACCTCCATGGCCGAGTTCGAAGCCCTGGTAACCAAGCACGAGAGCCTAATCCAGAAGTCCGGCAGCGGCCCCACAGATCCCAAGGTTCGCCATGCTCTGGCGGTAGCCGCAGCCACTCGCGAGAATGGCGCTCTGGCTAAGTCCGTGTTGGCCGAGGAGAGGGCAGGTACTGTGCGCGCTCAGATGGGGGTGATCTGAAATGACCGACATGACGGCCCCCTTCAGGGAAGCTCTACCAGGAGACATTAGCTCCTACAATCCGGACGGTGACATGTCTGCTCTGGAGTACTGTTTCGTCCAGCTGGACACCACAAGAGCCCGGACAGTACAGGCATTTTCAAGCGGCCATCCGGTAGGCGTCCTGTGCAACAGGCCTACGGAAACCGCGACTTCCACCAACTTCTCAATCACCGCGCTGGTCCAGTGGAGAGGTAAAGCCCTCGTCAAGACTGGATCCAGTGGTCTGGCAGTAGGTGACCTGGTGAAGGTCGGTACTGGTGGTGTCGGCGACAAGGCCACGCCCACCAACAAGGATATCATCGTGGGACAGTGCGAAGTCGCTGCTGCTGCGGGGCTCCCGGCTACCGTGAGACTGTTCACGTACCAGGCGAACATTTGAGGTGATGATTCATGGATTACAAAGAAACTATAGCATCCCTGGCCCAGCAGGTAGTTAACAAGGGCCTGGACTATTCACAGATCCACGTGGCCCGGCTGGAGTCGGAGTGGTCTCTCGCCTACAGGCAGGAGCCTTCCAACTTCGTGGCCGACCAGTGGTTCCCTATGATATCGGTGAACCAGATAGCCGGTCTTTATCCCAAGTGGGCTATGGAGAACCACTTCACCAACAAGGCAGGTGAGTGGAGGCCCGGCAGCATCCCGCCCCAGGGAGAACTCAAGGTTGATACCCCCGGCTCGTATGTGTGCCGCAGGTATGCCTTCGAGATGCCCCTCATGGCCGATATCCCCTACGTGGCCGACCAGGGCTACCCCATCGAGCAGGCGACTACTAACATGGTTACTGACGTTCTCCAACTCAACAAAGAGCTGATCATCGCCAATAGCTATTTCAAGGATGGTGTGTGGGGAATCGATGTCACTGGAACTGACAGCGGTGAGACCTGGTCTCCCGGCGATATTACCACAGGCGAGACTATCAGGCAGTTCAATGATGCAGACTCTGACCCCCTGGGCGTATTCAAGGACAGCAAGCTGGCCATTAAGAAGGCATGCGGTCTCCTGCCCAACACCATGGTCATAGGGGAGCAGGCATACGAGGAGCTGAGGATCAACCCCCAGCTGATCAGCCTCTACCGGAACCCCCAGGGTTCTGAGAAGGTCCCCACCAAGCTAAACGAGCAGATGATCGCCCAGGCCCTCGACATTGACAAGATCCTGGTCGCCAAGGCCATGTATAACACCGCCGCCCCTGGTGCGACCGTGGCCCTGGACTGGATCTTTGGAAAGCACATCTGGCTGGGCTACGTCACAACTCCCGGACCGCTCACCACCCTGGCTGGCATGAACCTATCCTTCAATGAGCCCCTGGGCGGATTCGACACCGCTCTATCACAGGTCCCCGACCTGCACACCCACACAACCTATTACCAGGGCTTCCAGTGCTGGTGCCCGGTGGTAATGGCCAAAACTGCAGGCATGTTCATGAAGAACGTGGTAGCCTGAAGGCGGTAACGATGACTCGCTACAAAGTGGTGCGAGCATTCGAAAGGCATGATGGCAAAGCCCTGCGCAAGTTCACGCGGGGCTCTATCATCAGCC